CAACTGGAACAATATTAGTTGTCTTGACAGAAGCATCTAACTTTGTTCCCGAAACGGTAATGTAATGAACTTGTGGATATAAAGTTTCATATTTTCTATTAAAAGTAGCATACACGCTACCACCACCAACAGAACTTCTAGATGCTTTTGTAACAGTTCTAATATTATATGAATCAACACCAGAGTTCATTACTCTGAATAAGTTAGTGTTGTAAGTTTCTGCTGGAATTCCGCCAGTTTCTTTTGTTCCTCTAAAGAATACATAAGATTTTCCACTATCTTCAAAACCATTATCTCTGTGGTTAATTTTAATAATACTATTGTTATTCTTGAACAATTTAGAAGTAGCAATAGATTCAGATGAAGCATCAGTTTCAATGGGATTGAATTCTAATAATTCATATCCAAGACTTACATTCTTCAGTAAGAGTTCTGAAGGTCTTGAGATATCAAACTCAGCACGATATAAAGTAAATTTGAGATCTTGATCTAGATCTTCTGTCCAATTTTCAGTATTCTGAGATTTATAAAGAGAACCGAGAGATGGTTGAGTCGTTATTACGGTACTTGTAGAAAGATCAGTTTGACCCAACTTGGAAGACCATAGTTCATAATCGGTAGAATCTGTTTCCACAACAAGAGCATATTCAGAATCATTCTCTAGATATACTGGATAATCAAAAGCAAAGTGCGTTGGCGTTGTGGACTCTGTGAGACCCTCAAAATCGGTCGCTACGCCCATTCTAACCGCTAGAGTATCAATCTCTATAAAGGTCTCAATTGTACACCCTCCAGCGCCATTTCCGACGCCTTTGATGACTACTGATGGAGATTCGGTATATCCAAAACCAGCAATAGAAATTTCAGCGTTGTAAATTCTTCCATCCGATACATTAATTCTAGCAGTTGCTACTGAACCACCAGGAAGTTGTGGACTTTCAATTGTCAATACTGCGCTGTCATAATTAGATCCAGGATTTGTGATTCTAATATCAGAAAGTTTACCACTATTTTTAGCAATCGTTAGTTTGAGATCGGTTCCCCCAGTAGCATTTGCCAATGTGACGGAAGGAATCTCAAGATCTTCATTCTGTAAGAATGAGCGACCATTATGATTACTTAAGACTAAAGTATAAACCTGTTCATTCGTGAGAGCATAAACACCAGTTGATGATGGTGTTAGCTCCACTCCATTTTTATCAATAATTTTAGAAATAGGACCAGATGCAGCAGAACTGGTTCCAACTACATATTCTCCTCTAGTAACAAGTACATTACCAGAAGCATAGCACTTGAGATATGTTTCTGGAGTTAGTGTTTTCTCTGTACCAGGAACAATATTTTTAGCAGGTTTGTCAAAGTCAACATTAGTCATGTAAACTCTGACTGGAATGTTGGTGCTCTTGCTCTTAAAGTAAAGATCAGCACCAGTTACAAACACACCGCCATCAAAGTTTTCAACTTTGAATACTTGTGCTAGTGGATTAGGTCTTAGGGGGTTGTCAGTATTGCTTTCAACAAACTGAACACCTTCATTTGATTTAAAGTAGGATGGTCTGGTAGATACAATGCTAGAAGGATTCTGTGGAAGAATGCCAGAAGCATAATATTTAATTTCAGCGTAAGTATCTACACTTGCTTTATTTTCATTTGTGCTGCTAGAAGTAAATCTAAATGTCAACTCTCCAGTGGTAAAACGTAATTCTTCTGAAGATTCGTCATACTCAACCGTATCAGCATCTCCTGTCCAAGTAGCATTTTCTCTTGGAGCATAACCAGCGGGTAGCAAAATTAATCCACTAGCATTTCCATTTTCGTCTGTGACAATCTCACCATTAAATGCTGATAGTGAATTTCCAGCAATACCAGTAAATCTTAAATCTGGATTTACCCAACGATTGATATTTCTGCCCTCTAAGAAAACGGAAACCTTAGTGAGAGGCTTCAATCTACCAATAACAAACTTAATAGGTCTTGTTCTGGCAAAGAATTGTAGTGAAGTTGAAACAACGTTCTCACCAACAGTTTTTGTTTGAACACCTTTACCAAGTTCATTGTTTTGCGGACTGATATTTGAAGAACTGCCAACAGATGCTGACTTAACAGATGCTTTGGCATTTGCTGTATTTGTTTCTCCAAGAGAATTAATAGAAGTGAATGATGATGATGTTCCTACCCAGTTTACAACAAATGAATTATGAAGACTGGAGAAACTTTCTTTCGCGTTATCTTTGGCGATAAAAATATCATACAGACTTGTATTTGTATCAACAACTAAAGGTTCCACAGTTTGATCATACCATTGATCTACTTGAGGTGAAACAGATCCTTCTCCAACATACTGGAAAACTACAAATGGATTAGGATTAATTGTCTTAGAAGCAAAATCATTTCCGAGTAATTTTAAAGTAGTATATGGAAGAGTTACAATATCTCCAGACTTTTGATATCCAGCAACTGATCTCTGGTCTTGTCTAGTATTAACTTCTCTGAGAAGAATTGAATCTTCTTTAGACTGAGGTCTAAGAACTGACTGTCTACTGTCAATAGCACACTTATAATCAGCAGATACGAGATTTCCAATACCATGTGTTTCAAAATTATCTACGAAGAATCCAGACTTAAATCTGTCTAGACCAATCTCATCCTTAACTTGCATATTCAGTGCTTGCTGCTCAAGGATACTAAGAGTAGTATAATACTCAAGACGCTCGATTCTCTTCTCTAGTTTGCCAATATCCTTCATCGTATATCTACGATGTTCTACTGGAGTAATTCTTACGTCCTTACTTGATGTTGTGTATGCTGGAATATAAGCATAGAACAAAGCAACAGCATCTTTAACGGGATCTGGTTTTGTTGGGTTAAGTGACGAGTTTCCTTCCTTAACAATAAATTCTCCTCTCTTGTTTAGGAAAATTCCATCAATACGATCTAGATACTGGACTTGACTAAACGAGAAAGTATATTCCAAGTTTGTATCTGGAGCAGGTGTACTTGCTACAACAGAACCAGGACCAGTGAAGTTGCTGGATGTTACTTCTAATGTTGATGTATCTTGATAACCAGCAACAATCGTGCTTGTATTTACTTTTGGACGGAAGTCAATAACATTTTTAAGCTCTACATTTCCAAGAGTAGAAGAATTAAATGTTGGAATTTCATCTTCTAGAACTCCAGCCTCATGTAAGTAACTGTCAATAGTTACAAAATCACCTTGAGAATGTTCAAAGTAATCGAAAGCAATTACAATTTGACCAACCGTTGCTTCATATCCTGGTTTTAAAACAATTCTTGAAACGTCATAGATTGTATCTCTTTGACCATTATCAAATGTAAATCTATTGGTTACATCCGTACCAGAAACTAAATTTCCTGCGCTATCAATTTCTGGTGGTTGCGTACTCGTTCCTTCATAGACATAACGCAATCTATATGCGTCAGAGAAAGATAATGTTTCTACAACATCACTATCATAATCGGTTCCTCTGAAAGGAATAACTCTATCTCCAGCAGAATCAACAACAATACGCTTATTCTTAATAGCAGTCTTAAGTCTTGGTTTTGCGTTAGAAACTTCTAGAGTCGCTGTGAGTTTTAACTCAGGTGCGACATAATTTTCTACTCCCGCAAAATTTGTATTAAAGTACGATGTCGGTAATTGGAAAGTAATACTACCAGAAGTTAATCCACTTGCTGTATCTGTAGAAGAAATAATCTCTACATTATCTTCGTCAATATAAACAATATCTCCATCTTCTACTAAGTCGGCACTATTCTTGTTGAGAACAGTGACTACATAATTTTTCTCATTAAATGCGGTAAATCTTTGTGTACCAAATGGCAGTTGAGCGGCAAAGGTAATAATACCACCGCCAGTTGATCCAGCAGTAACAAAATCTCTTCTGAAGAAATATTTAATCTTGGTGTCTTCTGTACCAGCAGAAATTTTCTGAACCTGCTTACTTCCTGTTGGGAATAGTAGAGTTCCTGAATTTGGATTCTTGATACGTGGACGTAGTAGTACAACACTTGTGCTAGTTACATCATCATATAGAGTTTCATCAATGTAGATTCTAGTTTTTGCTGATCCTTTCTGAATAGTTGCATATTGTACAACAGCTCTAATAACTTTATTAGAAGCGTCGGAAAACTGAATTAGATCTCCCTGCTGTACAATGCTGCTAGCATCTGCACTAAAACTTGTTGATTCTAAGAATTTTGTTCCCTTAGATCCAAAGAAAGTAAAATCTGTTACTGATGTAAGAGTAGCAAAGTCTCTGTCATCTACTACCGCATCTGCCGTAAATTTGTTGCCATTATCGGAACCATATGAAGAACCGAATGATTTAACATTCTGTGGAGTATATGTAGTAACAGTATTTCTATTTAAAACAGGAATAATTACAGCAGAGGTAGTTGGTGTTGTTTCTCCAGAATTTACTGTAACAACAGGTGGTTTAGAATATTCTCCCGAGAAAGAAACTCTGTCAATAATATCTACTCTATAAATTCCTTGACCATTGAATCCAAGTTCAACTTGAGATTGATCATAATCAACACCATCAACTTGAATAGTTGATGTTGAAGGATATCCTAGTCCTCTTTCTTGAACAACAAAATGTGAAATAGTATTTTCCTTAGCAATCTTTACAAGATTGCCTGATTCATCTCTTATTGTTTCTCCAGGAACAAATTTACCAGAAAGTGTTTTAACAAATAAAATCTTTCCAGTAGAATATACTCCATTTGGAGCTCCTTCAACAACTCCATAAGCACCACTTGTTAATCCATAAACATACTCACCTACACCATATGAATCCGAAGGAACAACAGATTCTAGAATGATCTTTGTAAAGAACTGAGGATCAAAATATGACAAGGCAAACTTGGCATTATAAGCACTTCCTCCTTGAGCAAGTGTTCCCTTAGAAATAACAATATCAGAATCTGAATTAAAACCAGCACCTCTTTCTTCCAAGTGGAAGTTACTTGGTTTTGCTGTACCAATAATTGGTGTAATAGTATCGCTATAATCAACTACGTTAGCAAAGGTTGTTGATGGTAAATCTTCTTTCTCATCACCAATAGCATCTGCTTGTGATAAGAATACCTTTCTGTTTTTACTCTGGGAGCTTTCATCGTATTCCTTAAAAATATTTTCAAGATCACTCTTTGTTCCAGCAACCGTTACTTCCAAGAATCTAGATTCTTCAGTTGTTCCTGGATTCTTAAGGGGTTTGAATACCTTAGTGTAAGAGAGAACATCTACGCTGCCAACAATATTTGTTCCTGCTCTAGTCTTTACATACCAAAGTTTACTAAAAGTATTGTTTAGATCAGATGGTACAATACTTGTAATAGGAATGTTAACATCAACAATTTCTAGAGTTACTGTTTTAATTCCGATATTGCTATCAAAAAATACTCCTCTTCTATCTACCGTTTGACGATAATTAGATTCAGATTCTGTATTCGATAAACCAACATATCCATCATTGAACAACGAATACAGATATACTGTAGGATATGCAGTTAGTTGAGAACCTTCTTTATTCAAAGGTACACTACCAAATACATTACTAACAGTGTAAGTAGGAAGACCTTTGGTTTTTAAGGTTACATTATCACTAGAAAGACTCTCTCTTGCTTTGTTAATTTCTAGGTACTTTGTCTCTTTATTAACAATTTCATAACCTCTAATATATGCTTTACCAGGACCAATGCTGGCAATCATTTTTCTTCCTGCTTCAGCAGCAGAAATTCCATTATATAAACCAAACTCATCTACAGAGTATAAACCTCTGTTGCCATCTTTTTGGGCGTATTCTCTAATATCAATAGAGAAATCTTGTACTACATAATCTCCACTCTCATCAAATGTTCTTCTGGCAAGAGTTTGTTCAAGAACACTGTAATCGGCTGGAGAAACTTTCCTCTGTACAACTCCTCTGCTTACTGTGAGAAGTTGAATAAAATTCTTATCTGTAATAGCGTCTAGAGCAAATTCTTTGAGTTCAAGACTAATTCTAAGTCTGTGTGCTCCAGGTGCGGTATAGTTTGAAGATCCAATAGCGTTATCATACAAAGATGCATCTTCTTCTGGAGTAACTACATCTTCTTTAATTGTAAAACCAACCTTTGCTGATGGTTTGTTGTAATACTCGTCAATGACTAAAAGTTGGGAGTCATTGCGTACGAAGTATCCATTGACAAAATAAATTCCTTCTTCTACCTTTACGGCAGATCCATATCCCATTGCGGGACTCTCTATAGAAGTTACCTCTCCAGTATCTGGGTTAGTAATGTTAATACTAGTTGGTAGAACACTTCCATCAGTTCCGACAACTACTAGTGGCGTATTAACTCCATCAACTACCTCTAGAGTTTCTCCTTGACGGAAAGTAGTTTCTGAATTAGAATTTCCACTATTTTGATAACTGACAAACAAAGTATCTGCCGTAGATTCTGTTGCGATATTTGCTGCCAATACGTTAGCAACAACTCCAGAAGTCAAACCACGAAGTTGAAAACCTACTAATTGAGTGATATCATATTTTTTATAAACAATATCGTCTCCTTCGGAAATAGCAACTTCCGAAACAGATGATAGCTTAACATAGTCTAATTTTGTATTAAGACCAACCTCACCAGGGATAACTAGTTCTCCCTGTTTGAAAGCATACTTACCAAAACTCTCAACCTGATTTTGTAAGATAGATTGAAGTTGTGTTAATTCTCTACCTTGAATGGAGTAACCAGGACGGAAAAGAATCTTATAAAAGTTCTTACTCGCGTCAAAGTCCTCGTAGTAAGGATTTACATTAAGGTTCGTCTTCTGAGGCATCGTACTCCGCCAAATACTAGTATCTAGTCCCTAGTATTTAGTAGAGATAAAAAAAATCCCCCGATCTCTCGGGGGACTTGATAATATTTATTTTTGATCAGAACTCGATAACTAGTTTGATATCTTCAATCTGGTCAGGGGCACGAGTGATTAGGCGACGGTTTTCGATGTAGATAACCTCACCAGAGTTGTTTTCAATCTCTGGAGTTGCTAAACCAGCGGTGAATGTTACACCAAGTGTAGTGTTAGCATAACCAGTATCTACATTACCCGAAGCAGCAGATTGTCCACCAGAAATTGCGTTAGAACCATTGCTTTCAAATGCTCTTACGACACCTTGATCAGTGTGAGC